GGGCGCCAACGTCTTCGTACAGATTGTCGTCCTTCGCTTCGCGGGAAATCGCAACGGCCAGTCCATACGAAGCATGGGTGACTTGTGTACGGTAGCCCTCATTCGGCACGTCGAATTGTACGGGCTCCAGCTCCGGTTGCTGGACCGCAAGGCCCAGGCCGGCGCGCTCCGTCATGAATTCTTCAAAGGCTTTCTCCGAGGGCTTGGCGTCGAAGAACTGCGGATAGATCGGCATGAGCCGTTCGTAGTCCATGCCAAACAAGGCGTACAAGCCGGGCCAGTATTGCGAAGCCTGCAGGCTTCTGTCTATGACCTGAATTTTAACCTCCCCTTGACATCTTACTGGCCTGATGCCAGAGTGTCCGCGGTTGGTGGTGATTCGGCATGATACTGAGAGCCCTAAGGATGTCAAATTCTGAGGAAAAAACGCAGATTTGCGTCGCATGCGGGCAGAGAAAAGTGCTGTCGCTGTTTCTGAAATGGCGATTAAAATGCAAAGCATGCAAGTCCGCCGAAAATAGTGCGCGCCTCAAAGAACGCTACAAAAATGATCCGAAATTCGTCAAGGCTACCAAACAACGTGCTGCAGATTGGCAACGAAAGAATGCAGAGAGGTCGAACGAATACCACCGCCGCCGGCATGCGGCAAAGGTGGCGGACGGTCGAGATAAAGCGTGGCGAAAAGCTAGATACGCACGTCCAGAAAACCGTGCATCCATGCTTGTTAGTGGGGCTCGAAATCGCGCACTCAAAGCCGGCATCGAATTCACCTTGACTTTTGATGACGTGTACCCAACCGTCGCAAAAGGGACTTGCCAAGTAACAGGCATAGCATTCGACTTATCCACACACCCAAAGCACAGAACGCACCCTTTCGCCCCCTCAATTGATCGCATAGATAGCTCCAAAGGCTACACAACAGAGAACATCCGCATAGTGTGTTGGTGGCTTAACTGTGCTTGCGGAGTGTGGGGCTTAGAGACGATCTTGCCGGGAATGCGTGCTATCGTTGACGCGAATCATTTACCGGATGTATGACACGCCATGCGCGACCTTCCGACGATTAATTTTGATGTTAGCAAGCCCGAAAAATTCGGAAATTTAGCCGAAAAACTCGACAAAGCCGAGCGCCAATTGATCGCCGAGGAACTGATATCTTTGATCGGTATCGACGAACAGTCAATGTCCGACTGGCTTGCGAAGGCCGAAGGCTACTTGAACACGGTAACTGCGGAAGGCAATGACGCCATGCCGCAGAACCGGGAGCAAGAAGGCACGAACGAAGAAGACGCGCCGGCAACTGAAATGACGCTAACAGCCGTCATTCAGTTCTCCGCTCGCGCCACAGACGCACTGCTTGGGGAGCCCGATCTTGCGAAGGCGAGTGAGCCCGGCGGCGAAGGCGTAGCAGCTTGGGTATCCAGCCAGCTCCGTACGGAAGACCCGAACTGGATTATAGACACGGACCCGCTAGTGGTCCATATGTCAGTGACCGGCTTAGCATGGCGCAAACGTACGGTTAACCGCGAAGAAAAATCTTTTCATACGTCATTCCGTACGTGCAAAGATGTTATCTTAAACGTCAAGCATCTTCGCAACATCGAACGCGCACCGCGGATCACAGATCAGTTTACGCGCTACCCGTACGAGATTAGGCGATCGATCGAACGTAAGCACTGGATAGATTACGAGCCTGACTTTGACGAGGCGGACCCGCAGGCACCGAAGAACTTTTATGAGTGCGATGCGTGGCTTGACCTGGACGGAGACGAGATTGACGAGCCGTGGACGATCGTAATCGCACGAGACGACAAGCCTGAGGTCGTCAAGATTGAGCCACGATGGACGGCGAGGACCGTCACGAACACGCCAGATACGCTCTATTTCAATCCAATCATCCGGTTTTATCCGTACAAGTTCCTACCTGACCCGGAAGGGAACTTCATGCCGATGGGTTTCGGCAAGCTGCTTGCACGCATCGAAAATTCTGCAAACCGATTGCTTGCCTCAATCAGCGATACGGCAAAGACGGAAAGTGAAAACGGCGGTTTGATGGGCGGCAGTAGCACAGGACTGCCTGATAAGGTTGAAATCAAAAACAATCGCATTACCACGATTCCCACGGATGGCGTGCCGCTTGAAAAAGTCCTGTCAATGTTTCCGTCGAAAACGGTGTCCGCCGGCTCCGTACAGGTACTAGACAAAATCATGACGCTAGGTGACCGCCTAGCCGGTACGTTGAACCTGTTGGAAAACGCACCTGCGTCGATGACGGCCACCATGGCGCGCGGCGTGCTCGACAACGGCACACAAGTTCAGTCGGCCGTACACCGCCGGCTAGTAACTTCCATGACGCAAGAATTCCGGCAATTCGTGAACATGGCGAAGGCGTACGATATGTTGCCGGATGCGCTCCGCAGCGCAGACTCGAACGCCATTGCTGTGACGGCGGACCCGCAACTTGCAACCGAAATGCACCGCAGCGCGCTTGTCGGTTTTCACATGGAAGTCGCCAAGGAATTTGGACCACTAGGAGCCGTGGACGTACGGGCTGTGCTAGCAGAGATTTACCGGCTGGCGCGCGTACCGGACGGCCAACGCTTCGTATTGCCGCCACAGCCGCCGCAAGCCACGCCTAAAGAGAAGATCACGGGCGCCATTGCACTGATGAAACATCAGACTGAAAAGATCAAAGTGACTGGCGCCGTAGCCGTACAGTTGACGCAAGCACTCAAAAATCTTGTGGACGCGGGTGGCGGCATGATCAATACGCAAATGGCCACGTTACAGATGGCGCAGCTAGAGCACGCCGTGAATCAAATGGTTGGGGAGGCAATGAATGCCGGAACTACTGCTGACGGAATGGATCAACAGTCCTCAAACCAAAACCCTCCAGGTCTATCTACACCGCCGGGGGCAGGCGGTAACAGCGATGTTCCTGGCGGGGGAGCCGGTGAACCCGGTAGCCCAGGGCCGGGCGGCGGCCTTCCATGAAATTGCCACGCTTCTGAGACAGCCCCCCGAGAAGCTAAGGGAAATCCTTAAGGGGGTACCCCAACAGTCGGAGATATTATGAGCAACGTAGGCGTTCATTCGTTCCAGATTCCGCATGAGTACGTACAGCCGACCCGCGACATGGTTATTGTACGTATTCCCCTTCCGCCCTCCAAAATCGGCAGCATCCTAACGCCCGACATTACGCGGGACATGATGCAACACAACGTCATGGCCGGCCGCATAGTTGCCATGGGTCCGCTCGCATTCCAATATCGGAAGGGCGAAGATGACTTTGCATCCCACGGCGCCAAGATCGGCGATTGGGTTCTGTTTCGACCGTTCGCCGGCACGATGATCCAAGGCGGCCAGCTCATGGCCACCAACGGCTACCGCTACGTCTCCAGCTTCAATGACGTGATCGGCATCATTTCCGCCGAAGATTGGAACCCCACATGTGAGTGGGAATACAAAGGTGATGAAGCTGCGCCACAAGCACCGGCATTCGAATTCCACAACGTCAAGGAAAAGGTGGCGTAACTATGGACCTGAACGTAATGCTGCGGCAGACGGCCCGCAGCGGCCTGGAGGCCAAACTTACCCAAGCCGTCGTGGATGGGGACCAAGAAGCCGCAAAGAAGATCGCAAAGGAAATGAGCGATCTTGAATTGCAGACGGCGCCTAAAGCGCCCCCATACGGAGACACTGAAATCCGTGCGGAGCTGAACAAGCTTCCCTGGTTTGGCGTCGATCCGCGCAAGTCCGCCAAGGCAATGCAATACGGCAAAGACCTGGACCCGCGAAAGTTCTCTACCGCGGAAGCCTTCGCTAAGGCGGTTGCCGATGCCGTAGCGGAAGATTTCAAGCCTGCATCTGAGATCCCCCCAAAGGAGGGAGAAGGTGACGGGGAAGGCGAGGGCGAAGGAAAAGACGGAGAAGATGACGAAGAAGGCGAGGGCGAAGGGAAAGACAAGCCCGGCAAGCCTCGCAAGCGTACGGACGGACCAGGCGAGAACGATGCCGATGGCTCACGCCCCCGCCGTGCTTCTGGCCCTTGGAAGAAAATGAGCGACGCACCGCCAGCCATACAGGCGGAAATCCGGCGCACCATGACCAAACTTCTAGGCGCGCGCACGACAGAGGACCAACGGAAGGTTTTCGAAACTCGTGCACTAGAAAGCCATTACGCTGCACAGCAGCGCGGCAAGCAAAGGAAATGACCATGGAATCGCCTTTTCAGAGTGTCGGGCTTGCCCCGAACTTGATACCAAATCCACCGCCCTCGATGCCGGAGATACCCGGCGTTCCCGATGCGACTGCTACTCTGTCGCCATTCTCAGAACCGCAGGACATT